GAGGATGTTGTGCGATCCAGCAAGAGCGCCAATGGCTACCGCACCGCAGATGATCGCTGGCCCATAGGCCTTGCCCAGATCACCAACAGTGGTCAAATATACCCGCGCCTTGTCCTTGCTGCTGTTCGGATCGACCTTCTGGATGTTCTCTTCGTGGCCGTCGAGAATGCTCTCGAGCTTGAGCGTGCCTCGGCAAGCCAGCACGACCGTTGCTCCGAAGCCGACGATACCGACCGCGAACAGAACCTTGGGCGAGCTCTTCTGACTGACCAGGATCGTGCGAGCGGCTCTTGTCGAGACCGCATTGGGAATGAACTTCATTAAATATCTCCTTCAGATTTTGTGTTGCGCTTTGAGCCGAAAGAAAATGGCAATGACTTGACCTGCTGGCATCTTCTTGACTTTCTCCTGCCAAGCCTTGCCTGAATATGCGCCCATGACCGCTTGGCGCTTTACTTCCGTGTCGTCCATGAGTGCACACCTCCTTGGTCAGTCGAGTGGTATCGGCTTCGGTAGGTTGAGCAAATATAGCCCACCACGAACATGCGAGACACCTGCGCCGCGGAGATCCGTCCAGCCGTACTTGCCGTCGGTGTATGCCGAAGTGACCCCCACTAGTGCATACAGATCCGCAACGCTTGCCGCCTGGTACTGCGAGATGATCTCGATAAGCTGGTCGATCACCTGCTCTGCTTCGCCGCGAGATTCCAGCACGATCTCGTTGAAGTCGTGCATTGCTCGCCCACGCCGACTCATCTCCCGAGGATCCTGTCGTTCCGCGCGCCACGGGGGCGTACTAGAGCTCGTAGGAGAATATCGGTTGTAAGGCGTGTAGTTAGCCGGACGAAAGCCACCTCTGCTTCGCCCACGAGACTCACCGAATATCATCCGTTCGATGCTTTCTCGCCCGAAGTCCGCGATCATGTCCTTAGCTGCCGGGACCAACACGTCTGTGGCAGCGTAGATCATCGCATCCTTGGCGCTCACTCCGAAGAATATGCTCTTCAGTCTCGTGCCAAGCGGCTGCTTCCGTCGAATTACTTCCCCGGTTACGACCTGTTGAACCTTCTTCGGCTCACTGGGTCGCTTGGTACTGTCCGCAGGAGTAGGCTTTTCCCTGTTCGTATGGCTATTACTCGGGAATTCATCCACTGGTTACATCCTCTTCAAAATATGGAGAAAACCTAAACCACATGTATTGCTTGTGGCTTAGGTCTTTGAGGCTTACTGCTCCTGCTTGGCTTCCTTGATGGTCTTCTTCATGTCGCGGAAGGCGTCGACGTATTCATCAATTTTGGTGTCGACGAACTTCTTCGATGCATCCGCAACCATCATGCCGATGACGACCGAACCTGAGGTGACTGTTACCTTTTGGATAACGTTCTCGGGCTGGACGTGATTGGCGATGATCTTTGCGGAGATCGTCGAAGCTCCGGCACCAACGACGAACTTGACAACGCCTCTGGCGATATCGAGCTTGTTCATTTTGGCTTCCTTCTGGATAGTAGGGGCTCTCATTATAGTGCATGTTTTTCGCGCGAGCCCTAAATTGTTACTCGGTGGGCGCCTGATTCTTGCGCTGGAACGCGAGCAAGAGCTCTTCACGAGACATATTCGCCTGCTCGGCCTTGGTCGGAGCACGATCCTCGCGGACCCAGGCAGGAACTTCCTGATCGACTGCCGTCAACTCCGGCTTTTCTTCCGGGAGTTCCACGTCGACAACGCCGGCGGCCTTTCGTGCCTCCGCGATGGATTCCTCGTCGAGCATCTCCTTCGGCATGATCTTCACCATGAAGTTCACTGCCTTTGCAGGATCCTCGAACATGCCGAACATGAACGCATCGAATACCGCCGTGCTACGGAAGTCCGCGTAAATATCCGGAGACTTGCGGAAGTGCTTCCCGTCGTCGCTGCGGATACCATACGACAACTCGACAAGCTTCTCGAGCACCTGGTAGACCTCGCGAATTTCCTCCGAGGTCATCGTTCGCTCGGGGCCGTCGAACATCTCGGACAGCTCTCGAATGCGCTCTTCGTACGGCAAGAGCTCGAAAATATCCGTTCGACCAAGGTGGAAGTGCAGCGTCTCGACCTGCGGATCGCCGTCGAAATCGGTGTAGCTAACAGTTTCCTGGAGCATTGATTAATTGGTCCCTTCGAGTTCCTCAATTACAGCGGCACGCAGTAATATGAGATAGTTGATAGAGTCCAGGATCTTCTCATCCCAGACCTCGAGCGAAGCGCATTCTTCCTTGCGAATCAGGTCATAGACGGAAACAAGATGCTTCGCCATGAACCCGCCCAGAGTGATTCTCTGAGTTGTCGCTTGTAGATGCGCAGCCTGCTTGAAATTGTGGAGACGATCGTTCTCGTCAGCGTACTCGCCTGCCTTTCTGACAAGTACGCTCCTCGACCTATTGACCGTATCCTGAAATATCTCGTTGAAACGCCCTGCCTTCATCTAACTCCTTAGTCGTATTGCCATGGTTCGGCACTCATCAGACGATGAACCATCAAAGTGATCTCATCGTCCGTGAATTTAGAAACCGGGATCGTCGAGGCATCCCTCGTCGCGAAATCGATTCCGGATGGGCTCCGCGGAGTAGTCCACCGAGATGCACGGCTGGTTGTCGTCCGTCAGAACCGCCGAGAACTGAAGGACGAACAGGCGATCCCGCGTCCACCCGAGCTCCATGGAATATGGAGTATCCTTCAGCCCGAGAGCCGTGTAGAACTCGCTCAGCCGCGCATAGCCGACCTCGTTGACCTGCGCGTTGATGTCGTTCATCACCTGGCGGAGCTTCTCCATATTGGACTTGAAATATCGGTCCGTCGGAAGATCGTGACAGAGCACGTCGCCATTACCCGTGATGATGATCTGCGCGTCCTTGGGCGGATTCGCAGTCACTCGATCCTGAGCAATCTCGTCGCGAACCTGACGCTCCTTGTTGGCGTTGAACTTCTCGATGACCTTTTCCTTGTATTCCCCGAAGTGCTTCTCATTCAGAGAATATGCGGTCGCCAGCGCAGCCAGACGAGCGGTGCTCACCCGATTTGCGCAAATGATCGCGGCCAGAGTCACACCGAGAACGCCGGCGGGCGGAAGATACTCCGTCCAGACCAGCTTGATCGTGTCTTTGGTACTGAGCTCCGGATAGTCAGGCTGATTACCACTGGCGGTATCCGGTGTCATCTGCCAGAGCTCGGTCTTCTTCTCCTCGATCAGCTTCGTCGCCCTGAACGTAGCCTTACCTGTCAGCAATGCTGCGGAGATAGCACCCACGGCACCCACCCCTGTAAGGATGCCGGGAGCATTGTCTACCGCGAACTTCTCGACCTGCTTGGCGAGAACCTTAGCTGAAATCATTACGCGCCTCCTCGGCGATACGGAAGCGGGCCTCGTCCTCTTGCCGAATGCGCTTCTTCTTGATGTGCAGATCGATCTTGTCCTTGATAATCTCGCCGATGAGGACAGCAAGAATCACGACCAGCCCTACGATCACTACGAAAAGCACGACATGTGGGCTGTTGATGTTCGCAGTGTTTTTCATCGGTTGCGCATCTCCCGGCAGAAAATCCAGAAGATCCACAGACCTCCGGTGAGCCCGATCATGAGCAGGTCCACCAGGAAGTTGACCAGGGTGTACTTACGACGCTTGCAGTGTGACATGACAAATATCCCTTCAGGATAGATTGATGAAAACCTAAACCCCGTGTTGGGGCTTAGGCTCTTGCTGAGATTACTGCTCGGCCTTTACGGCGTGGAGCTTCTTGGCACGACGCTCCTGCACCTTGTTGGCGACGAATCCGCCAGCGGCGAGGAGGGCGACAGCGGCCGTCATCTCCAGTGCGGTTTGCACGGAGGCGCGGACAACTGCCTTACCCAGCTCACTGGCGATGGACGTGGTGGCCTCGGCGGTGATGGTGTCGGACATTTGGTTCTCCTTAAATATAGGTGAGTGTTGGTCTCACTATTAGCCGTGTTTTTCTTGCGAGCCCAGTTCCTGCCGGACTTTGACGACCATCTTCGCGACGCGATCTTCAGAATATCCGATCGCACGTAGTTGGCGATACACCTCAGCCCTAGTCTCGATTGTGTCATCTTCCTCGAGCATGAGCTCCACGATTCGAAAATCATCGAGATCAAAGTCGATAACCTCGCGGCCATCCCAGATGCATCGCATGATTCCGGCCATTACGTCTCCTCGAGCCGCTTCATACTATCTCCTGAACCTTGTTGTAGTTCTTCTCATTGATGTTTTCCTCCACCCATCGGAAACACCTGCGAAAGATGTGCGGCGGAAGACAGAGATCGATCTTGTTCGGATCCGTGGACGTGATGTAGTACCAGCCGATGATCACTCGCTCGTTCATGAAAAACGGGCCGCCGACCTCTTTGCTCTCTTCCGTAACAAGCATTGCAAAGTCTTCGTAGAACGATTCCGCATAACCTGCGAACGCGACTGTGGGCTTGTAGGAAGACAACACTCGGGACAGGAGACCTCCCACGTATTCGAGCGCGGATGCTGCCGTGCTGAACGTTCCCTCCATCGGATCGAGATTTACCTCGACAAGGAGCTTGATACGCTGCGGCATGATATGTCCTTTCTGGACAGATTGTTGTTTCTTTTACGGAGTTATGGCTTAACGGAACACGCCTGGACGACGTAATCCACGAGATTTCGTATCAACCCTGCATCTTCATCAGGAATTAGATAGCAAGTTCTCTCAAGTTCTTTGACTTCCCCGTCCGAGAGCTCAAGAACCACGTAATGGATCGTGTTCGTATTGGTGCGTTGCGCTTGCATACTGCGATCCTCCTTGGACAGATTGGGTTACTTCATGAAGTTTCGGATGACGATGCTATCGAAACGATACTTGTCCAAGATGGCTCGTGCGACGTCTACCTCGACGTGCTTCTCGAATTCCTCGGCGACTTTCCCCATCACTTCAAAACTCTTCTTATAACGCTCGATCGTCTTCTCTTGCTTTCCGATCACCCACGAACCGACAGCACCGATGACAGATGTTGCTGCGAGACCAATCGCAAGTCCCTTTTTGAAATCGTCGCTCATGAATATAACCTTTCGGTAGCTTAGTGAAAACCTAAACCACAGGATTGTGGCTTAGGCTGTAACTCTAGTTCTTGGGGCAGATGTTGATAGCGATCTGCGAGGCGGTCTTGAGGATCGTCAGGGATCCAGCGACAGCAACCATGCCCATCGCCACAGTCTTCGTTGATTCCCGAACGATCTGATTGATCTTGTCGGGGTCAACGTCAAATATGGCGTTAGGCGTGTTGGAGTCCTGGTCCTTGACCATCTTGATCTGCATCGAGTGCTTCTTGAACATGGCTGTTCCTTAGAGTGGTAGGGGTCTCACTATTAGCCATGTTTTTTCTGCGATACCACCCAGCCAAGCCGAGCCATCTGGGCTCCGATCTCGGTCTTGAGTGGGTCTTTTTGCTGAATTGTAGATGCTAAAAGCAACGCATACATACTGTCACGTGTCTGTACCAAATATGGCAGTACGTTATCGGCGATGATTAACGCCCGTTGACCGCGAACGGTCCAGTACATCGACTGATGCGAAATATGCTGATGGCGTTTGTTGCAGTGCTCGGAGCATCCGCGACGGAAATACTCACGCTCTTTGACGGTGGCCTTTACTCCACTATGCTTTGCCAGCCATTCGAGAATATGGACGCGATTAGTGGTTACTGTCAGTCGAGTACGCTCTGGCTCAACGTGTGCGCGGGCATCGATGACACCGGCGAAGAAAGCGATGTCAAACTCTGGCATTTGCTGCTATTGCTTTCATTGCTCTACGCCGAATATCCGTAAACTCCTGAATAATCGAGCCCTTGAATTCCATACACTGTTCTTGAGGTTCACCATGGTGCTCGAAATTCAGTATAGTATCGGTAATAACAGCTTTAGACTCGTCGAAATTAATCTCAGTCTCACTACCGACAGTAACCAACAATAGAGCACCGCAAGGGCAGTGGAATTCAACCTTTTGCTTCTGGCCGTAGATCATTACAAGTGCTCCCTAAGCTGTTTCCGGAATCCCAGAACATCAAGATTCGCATTGAGTTTCTTAGCGCATTTCTGCGCAGTTTTGGCGTGCTTGTTACGAGCCCAGATCGCGTATTCGAAACGTAGGAAGTAATATACATGAACGGCAGCCTCGGCGAGAGTGACGTCATCATCGTCCACAAAGGCCAAAGTCTTATTGAGTCGTTCTTGCAGAGTAGCCATTACTTACTCCTTAAGAAGAGGTGAAACAGACGGTGCCGATGAGCTTCGGCGTTACCCGAGATTCGCTTCTGCTCACGGACCTTCTGAGCAAGAAGTGCAGCGGCCTTCATTTCTTCATCTGATTTCCAGTGCACCATTTTGATCCTCCAAATATGAAAGCCTAAACCACGTGTATCGGTTGTGGTTTAGAACTTTGAGATTACTCTTTGCCTGTGAAGTAGAATGCTTCCTTCAGGTTGTGCTCGTCGAGGAACTCGTTCCAGCTCTCCGCGCGCTTAACCATGAGCGTCAACCAGACAGCGCTGGTGGCGCCCACGGCGATTGCAACGCGGTGGCGGGAAACGAACTTCCGGGTACGAGCGATCTGGTTCTTCATTTCGTGCTCCTTGGGTAGTAGGGGTCTCACTATTACCCATGTAATTTCTGCGAGCTAAAACCTAAACCACAAGTTTCTATGGCTTAGATTTTTGATTGATACTACTTAACGACGGTGAACTCAGAGTCATTTGCGGGCATGAGCGTCCGACCGGTATAGTGACGATTCACGATTGACGAAATATCCAGGACGATCTGTTCTGCGCTGTTGCGCCTTGCAGAAACGACCTTGAATTCGGTGTTTTCGTGAAGGATCACATCACCAGTCTTCAGCATTGCCGCAGAAACGGCGTGAGTCATTTTGTCTCCTTATAGTGGGGGTCTCATTATTGGCCATGTTTTTCCTGCGAGAAGTCCTCATCCACATTAAGACCGATGCCCCAATCTACGTAAATATCATCGCGCGAGGGATGTCCTCGTCCATCCGCAGGAACATACTCGACCCGTAAGACTTTACCTTTCGTTCCTGCACCGTCTCCTACAATCATGCCCGGTTTGAGCTCTTTCATACGATCCTCCAAATATGTGAAAACCTAAACCACGTGTATTGCTGTGGCTTAGGTCTTTGAGATTTACTTGGCGGTGATCTTGGCAACTTCCTGGAGGAAGAGCTCGTCGAACTGCGCAGTGTTGTAGTTGGTCACATCGAGCTTTCCGCGAAGGGCCATGGACATCACTCGCGAGTACGCCTTCTTGGCGACCTTGTGGTCGAGGTCAGGGTACTGAGCGAAGAGATGCTGCATGGTGGCATTCTTGGAAAGGGCGGTGTACGCAACAAGCGCAACGGGGACAGCTGCAACGGCGGCGATCTTCAGGGTGTTGTTCATGATGATTCCTTTCATAGTAGGGGTCTCATTATAATCCATGTAAAATATGCGAAGATCATTTGACTTTTTCCAAATTTCCCTCCGCGGCAATTTTTTAAAATGGTTGTAGAACTTGCGAAAAGCCAGAGCACTTGTAAACGGGTTAGGTCTACAAGCACTCTGGCTTTTCGATTACTCTAGATTGGGATCTTGCTGCTCACTTCATTCCGCGAATCAGCGACATCGCCTTGGATGCCATCACATGACTGTGTTCGTAACTGACGATCACGAGCACGCCGGCAAGATTGCCGAGAACGAGAGCTAGTGTATCCTTGCTCAGGCGATCTGTCTTTTCTTCTTTCTGCATCGCATGTAGCTTGGTCAACTGCTCTACGGTCTGGGCGTATTCTTCGCTGGCGGCTTCGTAACCTTTCAGTTCGCGAAGTGCGTCTTCGATGACGTCATCCAAAGCGGTCTTGATGACGGGCTTCTTGATGAACATACGTTCTCCTTATGTAGGGGTCTCACTATAAGCCGTGTAAATATAGCGAAGCTACCCGTCGGAGTTCGTAACGACTCGCAAGACGATCCTCTTCTGCTTGTCGAGATTATCTGGATCAGTATCCATCTCGAGCGAAAAAGTCTTCTTCGTCTCGGTGTCGGTCACCACCATAGAGCCATCGTACTTCGGGCGGAACAACTGAGTCGCCATCGCGATCAGAAATATGAACTGAACGCAGATGACAACCACAAGTGCGATAATAAGCAATGCAAGCTCCTCAGATTATGTGATTACCCTGTCCTGATGCCGCCTGCGTAGTGTTCTTGTGTAATATACAATTAACAACACGCACAGGCAGCAAGAGGCTAGGGCGATCAGCAGAAACTCGAACAGTTCTATCCAAAAGGCCACCATAATACTATGCGGTGGCCAGAAGTGAAAAACTAGCGTAATATCTAGCGCTAGTGCTAGTGAAATCGATTGTAGCATTAGCAGACGCCCAACAGCGCTCCGATACCAGGGGGAAAATGCATAGAGCACGACAAATAAGTCTGCGAATACTACAGCGGCAATGAGGAATACGCGGAGCCAATTGATCAAAACATGCATTTCATGTGCGCTCATCGAAACGTACCTCTTGTGTCGCGTGTCATAATTATGTAAATTTGCTCAGCGAAATGGTTTCGCTCACGTAAACGTCGCAATGACCCAGCTACTTCATAGACCTCCGGATTCCGTGCTTCAGCTTTATCCACGTTGGACAGGGCTTCTTCAAGTGCCTTGGAGGATTCCCCGTTTGTTCTACGTCCCCATAGGCGCATTTGAGTCTCCAGACTGACCGAGTCTCTCACTCGCAGTGGCCATAGCAGCGATGATTGCATGGGTCGTCTTGGCTACTTCCAGCAGCTCGTTAGTCTGTGCATCAGCTATTCCCCGCGCAGTCCTTTCTGCTTCGTAAGCTCTTCGCCAACGCTCCGCTTCATCCTGCTTATCGCGGAATGTAGCTCTTGGTATCAAACGCCCGGTTAGAATGAGAATAACCGCGATACCAAGGAGCCCTGCAGAAGATATGGTCGTTAGGGACAAGTCGACAAACATAATGAAGCTCCTCCCTAAACAACAACAAGCGTAGGATACGTTCGTTCACCATCCGTATCCTCGATGCGAATTACTTCCTCAACCTGCATGGTCTGCTTCACCCCGTAATCAGCAATAAGCGTAACTTGGTCGCCCAGATAGTAATCCTGCGGCGTCTTATAGCTGGTCGAGATAGGGTTAATCTGACCGTCGAAGAGCATCTGAATGTTGTGCTGTGCAAGTTCACTGGCTCCACGTTGGTCCATAGCTGCATTGATGATGTTTGGGTCTATTGCCACCTCATCACCATTGCTGTCGGTTGTCGTCGTGGAAATATCGCTCGCATCTACGTAAAGAATGCGACGATCCCAGCTATCGATACTACTATCTACACCTGGCGCGTATACTATCCGCATTCCTGAAGACGAATATACGTACGCTACGTTGTAGAAGTCAGACGTAGTGAACAAATATGACGCACCCGTAATGTCACCGTTTGCGACATGGAAGATTACCGGATCTACAGCACTCTGGCCGATAGTCCGATCAATACCCTTGAATGCTTCCAAATATAGCTTACCGGAGACATCCTTACGAGGAAGAATGCCTGTTGCAACAGTCCCCAATACCTCGATAACCGCAGAATATAGATCCCGTGATTGGATGACAAAGTTCGTCTGCGTGGTTTCCACGATAGACGTCATCATCTCAAGATCTGGGATCACATCTGCAGGATTGAGTGGTGCACTATTGATTAGCTGATGCACCATCGAGATAGCTGTTGCAATAGGATATACGTTGTTGAATGCCCAGTCTGTATCAGACGTTTGTCCAACAGCTCTTGCTGGGCGATTCTCGAGGAATGTCTCGAGTGAACGACCGGTGACGTTCAGGTCATACGCGCCATCGTCGTTCTTTTCGATCTTAAGTGACTCGACAATCATCAAATATGACGACTGTCGGACAGCTACAATAGAACCTTTGGCGAGCTTGTCCAGTGTCGGTTCAATCGCTGCTGTTACCAGAGTGAAATCGCCGTTGGTAGAAAACCGCTCGGTCCAAATAAGACTATTGTAGCCATCGATGTTGTCAACTGCTGAGAATGGAGCTTCGCGCTGAATGGTGTACAAATCCATCAGACACCCCACCACTGTGGAGTGTACGTCAGCTCATTCCACGTGAGTGCACTCGTGCTGAGTGTCAGCCCATCGGAGACCGGCTTGAACATCGGCCATTCCTCGAGGTCTTGCGCTGAGTCGATGATATTAAGCCACACTCCAGCTCGAGACCTCCGGAGCAATCTCAGCCCCGGAATGGTATTGATCTGGAGTTGATCGCCGCTTAGGAACGCGTAATCCAGATTCAGAAGAACATCATCCCCGCGCTTGATCTGGAACCCATTCGTATCGGCAGTAAACGTCACATCCATGAAGAACCCACAAGGGGCCGTGCCAAGGCTACTCACATCGATGGTATCAGCCACTGACGGAGTAACCGAGGCAACGGCACCCTTGAGGAATGGATCCGGACAAAGAATCGAGACTTGCACCTCCGGGTCCTTGGCGAACACCGCAGGCTCAAGGCTCTCGACGTATCCGGACACGGTTCGATCGGGCTTCTTGTCGTCGTGAAGCACAATCGTCATGATCGGCGTTGACCCACCCGGCTCGAGACAAGCCAGATAGAGCGCATCACGCAGATCATCTACTGTTTCGTTCTGACTGTAATTCGGATTAAGCCCCATCGTGATGACAGGGTTCCTCGAAGGAGCGCGTCGGTTTTGGTAGACAGATCCGTTTCCGGCCAAATCTCCCAATACGACATTCATGTCCGGAGGCCCAAGCCCATCGATCGACTTAACAATGTACTTGTCTCCGATGGTTGACCCAATGATTGGGATCTCGATGTTCGGATCTGCATCAATGGTGATAGACGTCAACACAGCTTGTCACCTCCCTTTCATCAAGACGCTCCGATTCGCTCGGCCGTCAGCGCGAACAGATTCTTGGACTTGCGATAGATGTCCGCAGTACTAAGCGCCTTGGGCGAGTAGTTGTTCTGCGTGAATGTTGGTCCTACTTGCGGAGAACTACTCCCATTTTGACTGGTTTCAGCAGAACCTGTCTTAGCCGCAAACTGAGATGCGGAAATTGTCGACGCATTGTCATACGAGACAGACGCCTTGACTGGTGGCGGAGTAATCAGCCCGCCAAGAGCCGAAGCATCCTTCTGTACCTGCGACAGATCCAACACAGGAGTAATCGTCGGGTTCACATCAACATTGGAATTGATTGCCTCAGAAAGTCCCCGGAGGGAATTCTTGATAGAGGCTACTGCATCGTCGCCAACGTTCGCCGCAGCGGTTTGCACAACCTTGGAGTAGTTCTGCATACCAATCGCGAGTCCCTGCGCAGAGTACTTACCAATTTCGGCGAATACTCTGGACGGAGACTTAACCTTCAGTTTCTTCTTGGTTGAACCTGTTGCGATACTGGCCAGATTCGCAGCTTCAGCAGCAACCGCTGCCTCCTTCGCCCGCATACCGGCAATGAGACCATCACCGACATTACGACCGATTGCATTCGGCTGCTTAGCGATGGCATTCGTCATCGTCTTCGTAACGGTCTTGCCAGCCGTCCAAGATTCCTTCGTGATCTTCGGTCCAGAATCCTTGACGCCCTTGGCTAGATCCTCGCCAGCCTTCTGACCAGTTGCGTGCGTCTTGCTCTTGCGAGCCTTACCATTCTTACCGAAACCAAGACCAAGAGCATTCTCGATCTCTGCAACGATACGATTGGCCAGCTTGCCCATCTGAGTCTTGAGCTTGTCACGCTGAGAGACAAGACCGTCAACCAGTTTCTGCGCGGAATCCACGCCTGCCTGGTAGAGAGCAATAGAGGAATCCTTGCCGAGACCCTTGGCCGCAGTTTGCAGACCAGCATCGAGTTTGTCGATAGCTTGTACCGCCGACTTACCACCTGCAAGCAACTGGTCAACGAACGCCTGATCTGCTGTACCATCACTGAGAAGTTTCTGGTAAAGCGTATCGTCCAGGCCTTCACTACGAAGCTGCTTCAGGCTAGCTCGGTACTTAGCAACCGCGGCCTTCTGATCAGCAATAGACTTCTCATAATCGGCAAGCGTTGTATCGCTGGAAATATCCGGCAATCCGCCGTACTGATCAGCAGTGCTCGATGCCGCGTCCTTCATGTCTTGCTTGGCTTGCTTCAGAGCATCACGAGCATCGCTTAGCTGCTGCTTAATCTTGTCGTAATTGTTCGCCAACTGTTGCAACTGACGCTGATCATCACGAATCTTACCGATGAGCTTCTTGTGCACGCCCTCGGCTTCATCATTCAGCTTCTGTGCAGCAGCAAGAGAATCCCGTGCCTTCGCAAGGGCGTCCTCATCAATATCCTTGGCGGACAACAGCTTCTTGATGCTATCCTTTTCCTTCTTAATGCTATCGTTCGACGACTTGATGACGTCGTCAATCTTGCCGCCAAGGGTTTTGAATGCGTTGGAAATATCATCCGACGAACCGTCAATACCCTTGACGAAACCCTGGACGACATAGCGGCCAATCTTCTCCATCTCTTTAGACGGACCACCGATGCCCAGAACACTACCAAGCTTGCTAAGGCCCTTGCTACCAAGGTTTCCTACAGCCTTACCCACTGAGACAGCCTTACTAGCGAGACCGCCAGTCAAGCCGTCGGCAATCGACATGGCGATGCTCTCGCCATCCTTTTTGAACATCGGCGTGTACTTCTTGATCGCCTTAGCAATACCGTTCAAGAAATGATGAATAGCATTACCGGCGGCATCAAGAATCTTGTCGACGTTCTTCTGAGAGCCGATCGCATTGACGAAATGAGTAATGGTATTGATCGCGGCTTGGACAATTCTTGTCGTGGCCTTACCAATACCCGTAATAAACTTGACGATCATGTTCGTGCCAGCCTTGATGACACGAGTTAGATTGTTACTCACCGAGGATATAAAGTGGGTAATGATGTTGGTCGCAGCCTTGCCGACGCGGCTGATCTGATTAGCGATTCCGTTGAGGAACTTGACCAGAACATTCGCGCCAGCCTTTACAACACGGCCAATATTGTTGGCGATGGCATTCAGGAAGTGGACGATAATATCCACGGCCTTGGTAGTGACCTTGCCGATGTTGCGATCAATGCCCTTAAGGAGATCCAGGATGATGGTGATACCAGTCTGGATAATATCCGGAGCAAGATCGCGGATCGCCTTGAGCGCTTGCTTAACAAGGACAACAAATGCCTTCTCGAGCTTCGGAGCCTCGAGGACCACCAGCTTGAGTAGTGCATCCAGGATCTTGCCGAGCATGGCTACAATCTCAGGAGCGCTCCGGCCAATAGTTTCGACAGCAGCAATAATACCCTTCGCCAACCCTGTTGCCAGATCCGGAATACGGACAATAAACGCGTCAACTGCCTTGAGAATAACCGCAATACCGGCTGTTCCTTCTCTTGCGAGGAGACCCAAACCGGCAGCTAGCGCACCTACGCCAACACCCGCCAGAGCCAAACCGGCGCCCAGGCCGAGTGATGCTACCCCCAGAGCAAGCATTGTTGGAATAACAGGCGTAAGAGCAAGACCAGCTACGACCAATACTGCGAGAGCCGCAGCAAGAGTAGCAATACCCTTACCAATATCGCCCCATGACATGTTGCCCATGCCCTGCAACGCCTTGGACAGCGCCGATATACCGGCAGAAGCAATCGTCAGTGCCGCAGCACCAGCAACTGCTCCTTCCATGATCATCATAGCGCCAGCCAATATAACCAGAGCCGCACCCAGAGTCGTCAAACCCTTGGCGATCTGGCCCCAAGACATCTTGGACATGTTGGCGATAGCCTTACCGATGCCGAGCAGTGCAACACTTAGCACGGTCAACGCCGCAGCCTGTAGCACCATGCCCTTCGGCATGAGATGCATTGCAGCTGCGATGGCTACTAGCGATCCAGCAACACCAGCAAGACCCTTAGCCATCTGGTGCCAGTTCATACTGGCGAATTCCTTGACCGCCAAATATAGCGCATTGAGCGCAACAGAGATCTCAAGGATGGCTGCGCCTTGCAGAACCATGCCCTTCGGCATGATACGCATTGCGCCAGCAACAGCAACCAAGGTTCCCGCTACCCCAGCTAGACCCTTGATCATCTCAGACCAGCTGAGTGTCGAGAACTCCTTGACCGCCAAATATAGAATGTTCATAGCGACGGCCATAGCTGTAATACCTACGCCAGCCTTAACCATCCCCGCAGAATTTGCAGAGAGCGGCACCGATGCTGCAGATATAGCCGCCAAGAGAACAGCAACACCAGTCAAGCCCTTGGTAAGCTCACTCCAGCTAAGAGTCGAGAGATTCTTGACCGCGAGAGTCAGCACGCCGATAGCAGTTGCAAGCAACACCATCGAGGCGGCAATAACTGGAACCTTGACGAAGCCTGCTGTGCCGGAGATCTTGGTCAGAATTGCCATAGCTCCGAGGAGCTGAGCAAATCCGACCGCCATCGCCTTGAGTGCGGTAGTCAACTTGTCCGAGTCAATTAGCGACAGAGCCACAACCGACGCGGTAATGATGCCAATAGCTGCAGCAATCTTGAGCAAGGTATTCGCCTTGACTTCTTGCTGCATCGCCTTCATCTTGCCAGTCAGAGCCTCGAGAGACTCCTTGGCCGAATCGAGCATTCCGCCACCGATGTCAAGATTGACACCATGCGACAGGAACTTCTTGATCAGAACCGCGATGCCGGCCAGTAAGCCAGTGTTGACCAGATCAAGAATCTGGTTGAAGTTCTGCCCACTGAAGGACTGTTTGATCGTATCCCACAGCCGGCCGAGCTCTGCCTCGATCGCCTTGATCTGCGGCTGCATTTTCTTACCGAGATTGCTGAATGCATTGCCGATCTTCTGTCCGAAGACCTGAATCTCACCCAGTCGATCGCCGATGTTTCCCAGCGACTTCGACATAGCGGATGCATCGTGCTGGTCAAAGCCGTCGAACAGACCGCCGATGAACTTGCCAAGGCTCTGCACCAGCATGATCGGAACCGACAAGATCTTACCGAGGTTGCCGAAGAAATTGGTGAGCCCCTGGCCCTTCTTAATCGCCTTATCGAGCGAAACCAGGAAGTCACCGATGTTGCCGGTGAAGTTGAGGACCCCGCCGGAACCCTGTCCGATTTGTCCAAGGAGCGAACCGATAACCTTGACTGCTCCGACAATTACCTGCTTGCCGATGTCAAGGATAGCGAAGAGGCCGGCGAAAGTACGCTTGAGATTCTGGGAATTTTCTTCTCCCATTTTGAGACGCTTGAAGAAGTTGTCAATAGCAACAGTTATGTTGTAGAGTTCCTTGCCGGTTGACGGCGGGAAGATCTCTCGGAAGCCAGCCTTGATCGGCTTCAGGATCGAACCAAGCGCAGCCCACGCATTCTTGATCGCGTCGATTGCCTTAGTGCGACCGCCAAGCTTAGACCAACTCTTCAGCGTCTTGTTGAACGCATAGATCGGTCCAGTGATCAAGTTCTCAAGCGTATTGTGGAGGGAACTGAACAGCTTTGTGGCGTGCGGGAGATCACCGAAGAGAGTCTTGAAGATAGCCGCATACGCACCAGCCACTTCCTCCTTCAGCGCATCCGACAACTGCCCCCAAGTCTTGACCTGAGTAGCTGCACTGAGCGCCGACTTGCCCAACGCCACGATCGACTTAGCCTGAGCTTTGGTGAAACCCTGGGCTACGAGCTGAGCCTTCGTCATGTCGCCGGTAAACTGAGCCAACGTCTTCGTCAGGACGTCCGACGTCAACCAGCCAGTCTTGCCCGGCTTTGCTGTTAGCGAACTACGGAACGCCTCGCCGCGAATCTTAACCGTCTTCATAGCTCCGGAGAGCTTGACGGCATTCTTCGGGAGTGTTCCCATCGTGACAGCGGTCTGCGCCAGAGCACGCTGGAAAGCAGGACCACCAATGCCGGCATTCTGGACTGAGTTCCAGTCCTGCAGCTTCACAGATCCCGCGGCAATAGCCTGCGAGAGCTGGTACATGGCGCTAGACGCCTGCTGCGAATTGGACCCAGACAGAGCCGCTAGGTTCGCAATACCCTTGATGGCAGCCGCAGCGGGCTTGAGAGCCACACCAGCCGCAGTGAAGGTACCAACGTTCTTGGCCATCTCGCCGAAGTTGTACACAGTAAGCTGTGCATACTTCTGCATCTGGTTAAGAGTTTTGGTAACGTCGCCAAGATTGGCACCAGAAGCCTTGACGTTGGAAAGGATCGTCTTTGTTGCGTTGATCTGATCCTGATAGTTCTGCCAGCCCGCCATAAGTGGCGCAATGGTAAACGACTTGATCGCATCTTCAAGCTTATAGACACCCTGGTGGATAATCGTTGCAAATGCGATTAGACCAGCAGTGCGCATTAAGCTGAAATGCTTTGTTACGTTCTGGATTCCGGTGGCAACCTTGCCCAAATTGAACTTATTCGCGGAGGCAGCAACCTCATCAAGGCCGTCTTTTTGCTTGCCAAAGCTGAGACTCTTCTTCAACTTGTCAAGCGTGCTCAGCGTAGTCTTAACGCCAGATTCGAACTGAGAGTTCTTGAACTCCATTGAAACTACGCGATCTTCAACGGCATCGCTCATGAGCTTGTCACCACCTTCCAAACGTCAGCTGCGATCTGGTCAAATATAGGACGGATTGCTGGGTTGATGTAATCACGTCCTGCGACGTAACCGCCTGTTCCGGTGGCGTGCCCGTATTGCAAGAGAATGGCGATCGGTCGACCCTCAACGACATGCGTGTTGGACCAAACGATCGAGAAATATCCGTGTTTGCGGATGACTTCATAAGTCCAGGAATTGGCGGTCTCACCGCTATCCACGGGAGTAGCATTCGCCAACGCATCGACCCCTCTCTGCCCGTATGCCTCCAGGGCTAAGAAAATATCCCCCTTTGACATACGGGACAGAAAGGATTCGGTCTTGTGGAAGGAGCCCTGCGACTTGATAGTTATCATGACTCCTCCTTCATTGCTTAGGGTGCGGGAGTAGTATCTGCGGCTACGACAAGAACGCCTACATTACCGTCCGCATCGATGATCTGCTGTTCCTGATCGGCAGTAATCCAACCAAAAGTTACTGCCTTATCGAGACCAGTTTTATCGATCTGACCTTGTCGGTACATAGCCGCCAGAAGGTCATACATCAGGCCACACCACCCATCAAAACTTGCATTGTCAAAGTTTGAACTGAAGCTTGAAGGGCTGCGAATTGTTCGGCGGAGGGCGGACCGGCCGGAGGAACGGGGGGCGTTGGCGGTATAAAGTTGCCATTTTCATAGGTTCCGCCAATTGCCGCCCCATCAGCAATATCGACGATAACGATTCCGTCGGGCGGGGCGTATTGGGAACCCTCTTCCCATTCGATAATATTAACCACAATACCGGAAGTATCAACAAGTGCCTTTTGCATACGTTACTCCTTTAATTATAGAAATAAGTCGTAACTCGGACTTGCCCCCGTGCACCATTACCGGCGTGAGCTGTACTTCCAGCCGCGGCAGTATAGCCAGCAGCCCCGCCACCGCCGGGGATTTGACCATCTCCACCCGGCGTAACAGTGCTAGTATTACCTGCTCCACCGTTACCACAAATTAAATATCCCGGAACTTTCAAACCGCTGCCAATGCCGCCGACACCATTGACATTTCTTCCATCGCCACCGCCAGGACCATAATCGCTATTTCCTCCAGGGGCTCCATAATCCCCGCCAGCGCCACCAAATACGCCGTTCAAGGACACAGGAGTGCCTGCAGTGTTTTGTCCGCCTATTGGACCGCCGTATCCTCCAGCATCTCCACCATTAGCGTTAACGGCACCTTTACCTCCCGGAACCACAATAGAACCGAAAGAGGAAGCTCCACCGTCCACCGCTTGTGTACCACCAGCACCAACCGTAACACTTACGGTCGCTGCTAGATCATCTGCCCTGATTTTAACACGAGCATAGCCGCCGCCACCGCCACCTCCTGCCGATGTAGACCCAACCCCACCGCCTCCGCCAGATACAACTTCGACAATAACATATGTCATACCCGCCGGCTTTGTCCAAACACCACTAGCAATAAAATCTTCGACTTGCGGCGGATTTCCTATACCAGCCAAATTATTAATCTGCCCTTGGATAGGTGCATTAACGCCATGAACGAAATTTAATTCCTCAAGCGTGGTGTCAGCAACTATGATATTCTGCTCACTATCCGAAGCAATAGCTCGATCGGCAGTGAGTTGGGTAGTGAGAATGCTCTTGGCTGAACCAGTAATCTTACTGGAAATATAAGTCCAAAAACGACTGACAGCGCTCTTCGAGTTATCGATATTAGTAGTATCACGAACGGCAACTAGTTCATCGTCAGTAAGATCTGTGCCAATATCGGCCAATGCAGAAATATCCATAGTAGGACCAGGTACGCCCTGATCGCCCTGGACATCACCAGCATCGATTTCGGTTCCGCCGTGCGTTGTAAGAATTAAGTGAGAATTCCCGTCAACAGCGCCGGAGACGACCGTGCTATCAGCAATTTCTTGCATTTTTGCTGCGGTGATTCCCGTAACACTAGTGGGCATGGGATCAGTCATTTCGCCTCCTTACGGCGTGTCAAATATCTCATATGTCACAGAATCAAGGTATACAGCATCGATTTCATCGATTTCGAACCAACCCGTATCTGGATCGACGCTGATGATACCCTCGTAGGGGGTGGTTACGGTCCAAGTTCCGTCACCGTTGTCGGTAAGCTCGAATAGGACCCAATTCTGGATCATCGATACCAGGTCAGCAATGGAAGGCAAATGCGGATTAGCATCTTCCGTACCGTAAAGCAAATTCTCCATATCATTCATAAGATGATAATTAAGCTTGCGAGAATCCAGAATAGCGTGTGCTGTCGGACGGAATCCTGGAATGATTTGAGGCGCACCTGCCGCGATTCCCCAACTAAACTCCATTGGAGTAACCGAAGCATTCTGTGTCTCATATGACTTGTTTGTCGGCGTTGCTGTTAAATTGTAGAGAATGTGGAGTTGATACGCGAATTCCGTCGACTCAACATCATTCCCTACTCTCGTCCGATAACTCATTCCGAAAGTTTGAGGAACTTGGTTATCGAGCAGCAAACCGTGTTCGGCTTCGCCGATACCATCGAATGGTAAGAATTCATTCGGATAGGTGAAGGCCTTGAGAGTTGCCGCATAATCAGCAGCGGAAGGAAGATCGATGTACTTGATGCCATCGATGTAGTAGGGCGTTGATCCTGCCGAACTACGATCTTCCTCAATCCCAGTTAAACCGTTCCACGGCACGCCATTTGAGAACCCACCGCTACCGTCAGGGAGATACAGCACACCCCGATCCACACCCGTTTCGAACGTTCGTTCGCCTACTTGATCCCAAGCAATTCGTGTCATACTGCACCTCCCTTCTAACCGGATGTCCCAAGTTCTTTAAGACGACGCTCATTGATCTCACGATTTCGAGCCACTAGTTCGGCCTTGCTCATCTTCTTCGGTTTGCTGTTCTTGATCTCGCAGATGCGGACCAGATTCAACAACCTATTAAGGTGCCAATGCTGGCACTCGAACGGAATGTTGAATGCAACCATCCAGTAATAAATGAGCTCAGACGTAATGATCTCGGGCGAGCGGCCTTTCTTCGTATCGAACTCGCTGAACCAGGTCGCCGATCGTTTTGCGTCGATGTACTGCTGAATTTCCTCGTAATTCTTGTCTGAGAGTTTGGAGAAAACCCCCGGAGGAATATTAGGGGTCAAAACCATCGCTTCGATGTAGCCTAATACTTCTTCGGTTGTCTTTTCACCCATTGCGAGAAACGGTTTCTCGAAAATTGACTCCCATTTTGACAGAGAGACTAGGGAGTGCTCGAGCTCAAAGACAACATCGCCTCGAGTAAGAAACTCGTTCTTGCTGTCGTCGAAGTATTCTTTGCCCAGAACTGTAATTGTGAGCACTCCCTAGCCTCCTTTCCTCTGTCGTTACGGAGCGACGTACGAGAACAGCCAGTCGCTGTCCACGTTGTCCGCAAACGTAGCGGTACCGGTCGGACGAGCCACCACGAGAGTGTCGTCGTCGATGACCACCGGACCCGGCGCCTGAACCACACCGTCGATGTAATACGCAACGCCGGCCACCGTCGGGATGGTGATGGTGTTGGTCGCCTGATCGAATGCCGGCTCGGTCGGAGTCACAACCGTGACGTTTCCGGCGAACAGCGCGATCACCGCATCGGGCATCGGCAGCGACGGGTCAGCGTCAGCCGTACCATACAGCAGAGCCTCGAGAGCGGCCAGGTTGTCAGCCTGCACCTCGGTCGAGTCGACCGTGATGATCGCCGTCGGCTTCATACCGGTCACAGCCACCGGAGTGGTGGTCAGCTCCCAGCTGAACGCGATGGCCTCGGGCGAGTCGTTGACCGTGGCATAAGCCTTCTCGGACGGAGCAGCCTGCGCGCCGTAAACGAGGTGAAGCTTGTAGCCGTGGTCATCACCATCGACGTCGTTACCCTTCTTGGTGCGGTAGCAAAGACCGAAAGCCTTACGGCCCTGCTGTCCCACCGAGACACCCGGCGAAGGCTGGTTCACACCATCGAACTGGAGGAACTCCTTCGGGTACGTGAAGGCCTCGATCGTCGCACCGAATTCCTCGGCCGAGATGAGGTTCAAGTACTTGATGTTGTCCGCGTACTGCGGCGAAGCCTCGGCACCCGAGGGCGACTCCGTGACAGTCGTCAGACCATTCCAGGCGACGCCACTGTTGTAAGCGCCGGTGTTGTCCGGAATGTAGAGCACACCGCGATCGACACCAGTTTCATAGGTGCGTTCACCGGTCTGATCCCAAGCGAGCTTCATGGGAAATCCTTTCTAGAAGTAGAGTCTGTACACGTCATGGTTCAGGTTGTCGGCCGTATAGAAGCGATTGAACGTCGCAGTAGGCAGTGATGCTACTTTGTCAGGAATATCACTGTCTGGATTTTGGTCGACAACCGTCACCATGTAGCGTTTTGTGCGTCGATACGGAATATTGCCGGCGAACTGCGTAACCATGTAGTCTCGTTTATAGATAATACACGGATACTGCATCTGCACATTAGCTGGCGGCTGAAAATATACGTTAGGTGTCAGGGTTAACAGCAGGTTGTGGAGCTCCTGCCTTCGGTCCATTGTAGACACCTCCCAACCGCAAGATCAGACGAGGACGCTGAACCTCAACATCCGAGATAATCCAGTCAGTCCCTGCCCATTGAATATAACGCATAGCAAAGAAGTGTTCGTTGGCATACGCATCGGCCACAATACTGATCGAATTGTTAACCGAGAGATCGTTGTTGAGGCTCTCGCCCTCCCGGAGCTGACGTGTGTTTCGGATTACGTCACCGTAATATGGAATCTCAGTGATTTCGTCCACCCACACACCAGAACCGGGAGGGGTCTCTACGGTCTCTCCGTATCCAATAACACCGTAGAACTTTGCCATGAGAACCCTACTGCTTAGGCGTTATCCCGAGTAAATGCCCACTCGGTCTCGCTGTCGTGCGTGAAGCCGTAGCCGGCAACCGGCTGAGCCTCGACGTCGACGGTGCTACCCGCCGCGATCGCAGCCTGAGCGCCAGTCGAGAAGGCGACGCCCGTGTCAGCGTTCACGTAGGTCACACCCTCCTGGTCCGGAATCGTCAGAACGCCGGTGGACGACACGAAGGTCGGCTCGGTCGGCGTAACGATACGACCAGAGTTGAGGAAGAGCGCGACGGCAGCCTTCGGCTTGGTCAGCGCACCCGAGATCCGGGTCTCGATCAGGTACTTCTGCTGGTTGTAGTCGATGTCGAAGTCGTCGAACATCGAGACGTTACCGCCAGCGTCCGCGCCGATGGTGTAATCGCCCAGATTGACGATGACGCCAACAAGGTCGGAGTCCCGCTCCATGGCCTCGACCGGAATGATGTCCTTGACCAGCAGAGCCGCGGCCAGATCGCCCTTGGTCGGGTACAGACGACGACCGAGAGAATCCTTCGCCAGCAGCATACTCGTGAGAGTCGCCTGCTTGGTGTAGAACGTCGGCGTGCCGGTGCCCTTGTAGCTGTTGAGGGCGTTGACCACGGCGTCGATCAGGTCGGTCGGCGCAATATCCGCCGCCAGGTTGACCGCAGTCGTGTACATGTCGATGTCGTACGCGACCGGACGGATGTGATCCTCGTCGATCTTGTCCTCGTCATCGGCAGGACGACCGTCGCCCATCAGCACCGCGCCGGCGATCTCCTCGTCGAGCATGAGGCGCATCTCGGCCTTCAGCCACGCGACGATGTCGACGTCCGTGATGTCCACGATGTCGTCACGGTCGAGCTTCTGCTTCTTGTAAATGGTCTTCGGCGTGGTGATTCGCCGGAGCATCTTGATGATCTCGTCCTTCTTCAGGTTACCCTTGACGTAACCCTTGGCCCGAGCCTCGTCAGCGGTCAGATCCGCGGACAGCGACTTGACGCGGGAGAACGGCGAGTGCTTGGTGTTCGTGAGAACATCCTGCACCCACTCCATGCGCCGGCTGATGAAGGTGATGCCGTTGCCGTCCATGGTGGCATCCGGGAACAGCAGATCGATGTCCTCGATGCCGTACTCGGTCGCGTGAGCGATGAACGATTCCTTGAGCGAACCGAGCCGCTCGCCATCGTCCATGATCGCCTTGATGCGCTCGGGAGTCAAGTTCTTGCGGGCTTCGAGCATCGCCGCGTGCCGCAGACTCGCCGAGTCCTTACCCTGGGTCTCGAACACGTTCATAGTGGTCATGCCTTCCTGGTTGAGAGCCGAGTGCTCGGCGATTTCGGTCTTGACTTCCTCGACTGCCGCATCGATCATCGAGTGAACAACGGCCTTCTGGTTGTCCAGCAGACCATCATAAATTTCCTGAGCGTCAGTTCCCGGGTCGAGGTCCGAGTGCTGAGCAGAACCGCCGGCCTCTTCGAGGGCCGCACCGATCATGTAGTGAACAACGTTCTTCTGGATGTCGGTCAGAGAATCGTAGATCTCCTGAACCGTCTGGTCGCCGCCATCACCAGAACCCGACGAGTTGGACTTGGACGAGGAGGTCGCAGCGTGCTCGATCTCGCCCATGTAGATCACGGCCTCGTCGTTCAGCGTCTCGATCTCACCGTCGCTGTGCGCGATACGGACGTAATCGATGCGCGCCTCGGGATTCGCACCCGCAAGCACCAGACTGACCTCACGAATGGCGCCATGCAAAACCTGCTTAGAGCCATTGATGACCTTCTCCACCAGCTGGTTGGCGAAGATCGAGAGATTGGTGATGTCACCGTGCTCGACGAGCTGCTTACCGTTCTGGCCCTGCTTCGTACCGTTGAAGAAACCGTATCCGTAGATACCATCTTCGCGAGCCTCGAGGTCGACGTGGCCCAGGACGTTGTCGGCACTATCGTGGGTGTGCTGCCAAACAAGAGGCAACGTCGTCCCGTCCTGGTGCTTGAAGGCCTCCGCAGTAATGGTTCGGCCGTCAGAGCACTTGAGGCCAGCCTTGGTAACGTAACCGCTAAAATCCGGTTCCATTTTGACTGTCTCCTTTCGGTGTGTGTTAACGGCCATTAGCCGTTCTTCTTGGCTGACGAAAGAGCCATGGCTCTAAGATTGGCTGTGCTTCGCGGCTTCTCTTTAGCGGGAGGAACCGGTGGTCGACGGCTCAAACTCTTGATTGCCGTCTGTACTGCGGCGCTGTGCACCAGATGTAATCCTTGCTGTAGCTGCGTATCTTCTTCCGGCGGCAGATCTTCCACTGCTGGGGGCGGAGTCGTACTCTCAGCAGGAGGAGAATCGCCAGGCTGAGGCATGTTGGAGTTACGCAACTGATCGGCCTTCGGATCCTTGGACGGCTTGACGCCGAGGAACTGCCGAATCTCGTTAGAGCTGAAGATCTCGTTGCGAGTGAACTTGTCTGCCATCTCAGCAACGTCCGACATCGGCACCAACTTGAACGGATCGCGGAAGAAGTCGACCGACTGACCCTGAGTTCTAGCCGTCTGGGTCAGGAACGCTCGAATCATCGCTTCGGTGATCGCCGTCAAGATCGGCTCAATCGTCCGATTGTTGTAGTTCAGCATAGTCTTCTCGTCCGCGGTGCCATCCATGACATTCGGAGTAATACCAAGCTGACCATAAAGCATGTTCGTCAGATACTCGATCTGATTCAACAGATTGTTCTCGGCCGGACGATTTAGTTGGGTAACCTTCTCGGTTCCATCTGTGTAGGCGATACCATACTGGCTACCCTTGAGCTGGAATTCGATGTCCTTACGCCGCTGATCAGCCTGCTGCCGTCGAGCTTCAGACTTGATTACGTACGGCAACTGAATGATCAAGTCGAGTTTGCCAGAGCTGGTAGCTTCGTCAACCGAGTCGAGCAGGTTGAGCTTGTGAATGAGACGCTGAAGAGTCGAGTTCGGCTCATTCATCACGTCATAAAGCGGATTCTCGACAATAGCGACATTACGCTTTTCTAGGAGAATCTCCTGGCGCTGACCAATGCGTTCGTTGTAAAGGCTCACACGAATATGGTTGGGATACCACTGCCGAATCTCACCAACACGCATGGTCTTGATGTCATAACTACCCGAGACCTTGGGGTCCAGTGTCGTATCGACTGGGACGATTGCAGCAACCCCCTTGCTGAAGAGCGTCGAGACGATGTCCTGTCGAAAGGCTTGCGGACCTTGATCGATGTTCGGCTGCGTCTTGAGGCAGTTATTGAATCCGCTCTGGACGTCCTCGATGTAGCGATCTTCATCGTCATGTCGAGTATGGCGAATGGGAACGGAAGAAACATCGATGCTGATCCGAGTGTAGATGGAGGAGATGATCGAACGCTCGTTGCTAATTCGGGTTCGAGTGCGCGACGGACTTACTCCGAAATATCCACCATAAGTCGTGGGAGATGACGTTACCGCCGGCCACGGATCTTCCTCGTTTGCAACGAACGCGTTCCACGCGCCTTTAATGCGTTCGGTAAATGTTGCCATCTGTCACCTCCTTATTTCCGACTCGTAAGCTCTTTAAGCTGGCTTTCTGCCGACTTAATATCCGTCTTAGTCATGAGTTTAGTTGCATGAGATGTAACAGATGGAGCGTCCAGAAATACTAAAGGCTTATCGCCAATTACTCCTGCATCCATCTCATCAACAAACGCGCCATAACCCTTCTCCATCAATTTCTTCATAAAATCGCCAGTAATATGGGTTGGGCCAGAACCATCTTTACCCAAATTATAACCTTCTGCCCACTTGCCGCCTGAAAGAAATTGATACTGAGAACGAACCTTCGCGGGGGTTGTCGGCATTCCACGTTCTTCCATGGTTTCACGAAGAGTTTCAAGCGTCGTTGTAAGATCAGGAACCCTGATCGGTTTGGTGGCCGTGAAAGTAATATGATGCAACTCAGAGCCAACGACTTCATGACGAAAAGCGGTTACGTAACGATTGAAATCGTCCGTTGTGCATGTAACGTAACTGCCTGGTCGAATACCGTTTTCTGCTGTCGAAGAAAGTCGATGGAAAGTTTCACCGGCGTTAATAGTGAATTCTTCACGAGCGAAAGAACTTTTCTGAATATACCCACTAAAACCCCACGTTTTTGTCTTCGACATAGTAGTAAAAGATTTAAATTGCTCAGGGGTTACTGACAAACCTGCTAATTCACTCATTGAACGCTGGGTATATGCGCTATAAGCAAGCAACCCGCCAGCAACTGCAGCACCAATTAGTAATTTCTTCTGCGTAGGCGTTAGCTTTCCGCGCTCTTTAGCATCAACAGTTTTAAGAATTGCATCTCTTTGCTTAGTGTAATCGGTGATAATTTGGCGATTAGCACTTTTCGTAAGGGCAGCAGATATACCCTTGGTGTTAGCTAGATCTTTGTTTTCTTTCTTTAAACTAGAAATCTGTGTGTCTAGATCAGCAGCTTTGACTTTAAGCTTAGAGATGCTTTCTTCTTTTTTTGTTTGTCTAGCCGCATTAAACTTGTCTAGGAACTTTTGCTGGTTTTCGGAGAAGGCTTTAGATGCTTCGGAAGTCGACCGCTTAATAGGGGCAACATCCATATATGCTTTCTTGGCGGCATCGTGATCTGAACCTCGAGAAGATGAAGAACCACCACTGGAAGAAGAATCGCGTTCTTTTCGAACGCCCCAGTGCATACCTTTAACGCCGTGGTGAGCTAAGACAACTTCGATAGGAGGTTTATCATCTCCCAAATATCGGTCCACGCAAACCTCCCAATTCAAGCCAGAGCTAACCGTTGTGAGTACGAACCACTGCCGCAGCGACATCAAGCGCTGTTAGAGAACCGTACTTCTGCAGTACATCATGCACGGTAGCTTTACCTGTATCAAGATGCTTAAGATGATCACGTTGTAGCTGTGCGTTCTTCGCGGCGGCACCTTTCAGGCCACGAGTAGCAAGACGTCCAACCGGAGTTCCAAGCGCCACCTTGGCCTTATCGGTACGGCTGCCCTTGCCGGAAGCAACGCGTTCGTTAATTCGAATCCCAGCTCGAACTTTCTCCGCATGAACATCATTCAAATTCTTACGAACTACGCCCCACTTCATTCCCTTGACGCCGTGATGAGCTAGATCCTCCAAGGAGGGCTTCTCATCACCAACCAAATATGTCATTCAAAGGCCTCCTTGTTAAGCTTGTATGCGATGTACGCGTCCATCATGGCGGACACGTTGTCGATCTTTTCGTCCTGACGCTTCTTGAGGAGCTTGCGGTTACCATTAGTATCTTCAAGTGTAATCGCGTTACCCATCGCAAAGGTCATTAGTGCCTGATCGAAAATAAGCATCCGTTGCTCACTTAAGATCTTCAACTCACCAAGCGGCACCGACTCAGTCTTGGCTCCTTGAATGACTTTCTCAATTCCGAAGGGGCCGTTTTCCGCTTCCCATCGTGTCACGAATTCCTTTGCGTTGTAGGGGTCGTATCCCAGCGCACGGACATCGTAACGAGAGGCTTGAGTGTACGCATCAAGATCGTCGTACACTTCCATCATGTCGAGTACAGTTCCCTCGAGCACATGCAAACTATTCTCCGCAATGAACTCGTCATACTTCTGGCGCATAGCCCCCGGAAGCTTCATCAACGTCAACGACGTAATATAGCTCCGGGTCTTAACGCCGAAATTCCCGTTTGACAATGGGAACAAGTATGTGAAGGCGCAGAAGTCGTCGCCTTGTGAGAGGTCAGCACCCAAAGAACATGGGAGTTCCCAGAATTCAGCTCGACGATGAGGTAAGGTTTCCTCATAAGTAAAGAAGTAAGTGTAACCTTCCATCGGAATGCCGAACCGTTTGGCGAGAATATCATTACGAGATGCAGGAGCTTTCTCAGCTCGCTCAACGTCGAGATGGTAGGTCTCATAAGAAACCGTCTTCCCGAGATTAGGATTAGCCTTCGGCCAGGTAGCTGGATCAGCAACTTCCTCGATCTCGTCCAACTTGTAGTGCCAGATCGAAATATGCGGAGCAACATACTCGCCTTTGAGAATCTTCTGTAGCTCCATCTTGATGGTATCGCCCGAACCATTACGAACCGTACCTTCAGAGCTGATAGCCACAATCAGATAGTCATCAAGCTTAGACGCGCCCTGCTCAATGGCACCAACGACATCCTCACGAATATCGCCAGAGAGCCATTCGTCGACCGTAGAGATTTTGGGTCGGAGACCCTGTAGCTTGTTGATCGCCATCGGACGGATCTCGAGAATCGATCCGGTAAGGAAGTTCTCGATACCCTTCTTTGTAGAAGCAAGCTTCACGCGATTGACTTTAGAGCCAGTCGTGTTCTGCAAGGATCCTTCAGTGAGGAATTGGAACAACGGTCCTCGCGCGCGGGTGATGGCGGTCCGAAAAGGACTCATCACTTCTTCTGCTTGCTTCATTGTAGGTGCTGTGGTGATTTGGTGTGTCGTCGAGGTGTCGACGTTCAGAAAATAGCTCTGTAAACATTCGGCGTACATCGACTTGGCTGCACCACGAGCCACAATTAAGTACTGCTTCGTAATCAGGCGCTTCTTGACAACCTTGACTACGTAATGACCTTGACCATCAGGACTCGGCTGATACACTTGTCTCTCGACGAAGTAATACCAACCGAGAATTTGCTCGGCCCACACTTTGAATGAGTCGAGCAGATGAAGATCACCTCCGTCAGTCAGTGTGAGTTCATTCTCGCAATAGCGGATGAAACCCTCAACAACAGCACCGTCGTAGTAGTAATTCGGGTTCGCGATGAGCGCATCAATGCGATTCATCTCCATAGCAATTTCCCGGTTTACCGGAATCTCACCGCGAAGAACTGCCTCACGGAATTGACCGTAATACTTCGGCGTCGCAGTGTTGCTAATCCTCATCGCAACCCCCTCTCACTACTTGTTCTTCAGTACTTCACCGACCGCGGAGGCTGCAGCAGCCGCAAACGAAGAGCCGGTACCAGGAAGCGGGTTACCATTCTTGTCAACCGGCGTAGGCTTACCGAGGAGCTTTTGCGCGAAACGCTGTCCCCGAGTCTGCCGCTGCGTCTTCTTCGAGAGCGTATGATATTGCTGCTCAAGATTCATTCGAGTAACAGCTTCCTGCAATTGCTTGTTACTCAGTGCGTCGGTAGTACTCTTCTTGGCCAACTGCCGAGTAGCTGCAACACGCACCGCTTCTTCGGATGCGGTCTGCCGCTTGCCACCAGAAGTACGAACATACTGCCCGGGCTTCTGTTTCGCAGTAACATCAGTTGCCTTGCGACGAAGATGACTATTCCGCGTAGTCGTTGAAGATATAGATCCGTCCTTACGAACGCCCCACTTCATGCCCTTTACGCCATAGTGCGAGAGAGTTACGCCAGCTAGTGTCATTATGTCGCTCATTGCTAGTGCCGCCTCCTCTCTATCCTTGAGCTGATACTCCGGACCGTCGTAGTCGCCGAGCCAAAGCGCAATCTTGTCGAAATTCACCCAACTAAAACCCGGGTATTCGCGATTGTCAGACTTGGCCGGACTGGTGGGATATCCCAACGTGAGGTGCGGTGTCCACCCTGGATACTGCTGACTAGAATTGTAAGCTTTTCGAATCAAAGGATTCGCAAGCAAATCAGTTCTGAATCGAGAAATATCCTTAGACCAGTGTTTGTCAAAGAACAACACATCGGCGTCTTCTGGTCCGAGAGTTCCACGATGATCGACACTCATGCCGAAGCGAGAACCCTCAGTCTCAACAACATGCGCTAAGAAACTGTCGACTTGGGCCCACTCCGGACCCGACAAGACATCGTCGAAGTGAAGAAGCGTCATGTGCGGAACTTTCTCACTAGAGATTTTCCACACATAATCATCTTGCGACGGGATTGCTACGATAGCTACTCCGGCAGCCATTCTTCACCTCCTGTATCGACTGTCGTGTCGGGATCCGGGTCGACCCACTGCGTGCTCTCGCGATAGACATTCATTCGCCACTCCAACTCTGCTACCTGCTTACTCATAGCATCGAGGGCGAATGAAGTCGACGGCGGATCAAACAGCATTCGCACACGCAAATACATGTAAGTCTTGACATTGTTGAGGCGAGGATCCGTCCCGATGAAAGTGTCCCACGTGGCGTTTTTGTCATTGATCATGAAACCATCTGCCGGACCGAGACCCAGCTGATTAAGGGTCGAGAAGACCGTGTTAATATGCATGAGAATATCGGGATCGAAAGCCTCGTATGAGTCGTCGATGCCAAGAGCCTTCTTTGTTCCGGTAAGAATGCTGTCCGCCATGTGGGATCACCTCCTTGTCAGGTGGAAGGGGGACTTGCGGTTGGGTTAGCCGCGGGTGCGTCTTCCCAGGGATAGCCTTCGGTCGGGTCTGTCGGCCCTTCGATTGCGTCGGACTCGTCGACATCGTCGAACTTCAATCGAGAGTCCGACGCAAGCAGCCAAGCTTCCAGCTGAGTTCCTGAAAGAATCTTAGACTGCGTGATAGCCGCAATAGCCCAAGAGCCAAGAGCAATACCGATGGCGTACTTCCAGTTGAAGCTGTCACCATCCTTCGCCCACTCACTGAAGAAACCGTCAGCCGTCGAAAGACCAAGCGTGACAACACCGGTGATAGAACTATCCCAATGCTCTCGAACAACCCAGGCCGAGAAAGCCGGAATGATCGTTGAGGCGATGAAGGCAATGACCGCGACTTGCGGTAGCTGACCGAACAATGCGAGAAGATTCATACGTCCTCCTAAATATACCGAACGTGCTTACCGTTACGGCGCACATCGATTCGGCCACTGTCTTGCAGAATTGCCGCATACTCACGCGACTTGGAGATGATGGCCCATTGAGTAGGGCCTTCGCCGTAATATGGCTTTGCGCCGGGTGTTGCCGCCGGCAGTGAAGGTGTCTTTGGCTCCGAGGTCAAACTGAGTGCCTGCAGATGAGAGCCACATGGACGGAGAATAAGATTCTCGTCCGCCTGCTTCTTCCACCAATAGTTTCCAGTCTGGTAGATTGCGGCTGGGGTAGCCTTTAGCGCCTGTGCGCGGAGTGCAACTCGCTGATGCGCAGTCGTTGTGGTCGGCTGATAAGGTAGATCATCGTTAGACCAAGAACTAGCATTCGGCCGCCAACCGAAGTCGATCAACTTCTTCGCCAAAGCATGCCGAAGATATGGCGTGCCGGCATAGCAACCAACCTTGTAATAGCTCCTCAACGCCTTACGATAGGCCTTGAGATATGCGTCAACCTTCGTCCACTTCGATCGTACCGGAGCCGCGTCCCAGGAACAGTAAATCGCAGCACCTCGAGCTAGCCCACGATTCTTCCAGAAGGAAAGGTCGGCCTTACCATCAGCAGCGCCAGCCGCAGCACCTTCGGTCATCCGCGATTCATACCACTCGCTGTTGGCAATGAAGTCAAGTCCTTCTTTAACCGCATCGGCAATGGCGTGCGGTTCGCAGATCTTGTTCGATGCGTCTTTGAGCAAACCCGCCGTTCCAGCTCCAGCAGAATATCGAATGATGAATCGGCCGCCGGCTTTGTACGTTCCATCAAGTGGAACGTCAGCGAAGGAAAAATCGATTCCTCGATCTCCGGGTTTCGTCGCAACTGCTGTTACCATTAATACCTCCTTCTTACCACAGCTTAGTGTCGCCACTTCGCCTCGGCTCGAGAGGCCGAAGAAGTAGTCTCTCGTCACCGTAGTGAATGGCGTTGTGAGTTCGATGAGTTGTGGTAATCAAGAACTCGGGATCGAGAATCGAATCATCGCCATGAGCAATGTCGGAAGCATTCATCGGATTCATGTGATGAATTAGAATCTTGTCGTGGATCTCGTATCCTTCGACACCCAGATCGCAACCCAGATCTCGAGCGATAACGTAGGTGCGCGCTTGCTTCCATTGCCTCGAACGGTAGAACTCTTGATTGATCCAACGATCGAAACCAAAAGTAGCTTCTCCTACCTGCCCTTGTAGGGACAAATAACGAAAGCGCTCTTCGAAAGTTCCGAGGCGACGAAGTTCACGATAGGATCTAATCATGTGAACCAAGTCTTACCGCAATTAGAACACCAAAACATCTTGCGCGCACCATTATCGATCAACGCTTGTTTGATCCACGAGACCGCGGGTCTGGTGTTAGCGGGATTGCCGCCGATGTCATGATGCATACATTGACGACGTTTTAGGATTCTAATCATCGCCCGAGCTCTTGTTCGCCGTAGCGTAATCGCCGACATGCCAGACGATGTATGGATTCTCACCGTTGCCGTGATGTGGCGCGAATTCTCTCACATTGTTGATTCGAAAGAACTCGGCAGCTTCATGCGTTTCAACATCACGAATACGATCGAAAACCCATGACGCCCACGTGTCACGGTTATACGAAGCTGGCGGGATAAGGAAACCGTGGCGAACTCGTATCGCCCTGGAAGGATTGAGACTGTCGTCGGTAGACGAGATGATAAATAAGTGCCAGCCTCCAGCGCCATCGTCAGCCACTTCGTAAGCGACATAAATCTTCCAATTCGGCTTGTAGGTGACTTGCTTGACAAGCTCGACTAGCTCACTGTTGAGATAGTACTCATTGTGACTAACGTTGGTCATAGCTCCTCCTCGTCAAAGTCGTCGGGCGAAGAGTCTGGCTCTTGACCACTGTAAGATCGCATTGCCGACAGCGCCTGGCTGTACAATTCTTCCACTCGCTTCTGTGAAGCAAGCATCTCAGCCTTTGCCGCAAGCAATTCGTTCTCTTGGCGGAGCCGTTGTTGTTCTAACTTCTCTCGAGAGGAGCCGAGTTTGAGATAGTGACTGATCACCTGCGATGTGGCAGTCCCATTGAGGATCTGCTTCTCGGCCAAATCGACCGCTGCAGCGATCAACTGGTTTTCGCGTGCTTCTGGTGTAGTTCCAGGAGGTTTACGTGGCCTTTCCGGCTCCTCTTTCCTGAGTTTCGAGGCCATTGTACCCCCTTTCGAACTACGGAAAGTGAAACACTTTGGCCCAAATTTCCCGCCGGGGATTTTTTGAGGACCACGGCGATGCAGGAGGGGGGTCTAATTTGCGAGACCCCTCCCCCCGTCGCCTCTCTCGGGAAAGTTCTTGCTTATTTTAGGATGAATCTTCTCTTGTAACTTTCTTGTGAACTCCTGAAACATTCTCTTGAACGATCTCGTCTATCGCCTGGTTGATGGCGGAGGTCTGGTCGGCCTCACTAAGATCATTGCTTGAGATTGTTTGTCGTGCCAGTACACCAGGTGTGTGGTATCCGGCATGATAATCCCACCAATACCATTGTTCGTACTGCGTGAATGGATTAAAAGGATTATCAACAGTTGTTAACATCGTGTCGACGGTACTGGTCATGCCATCACCTGTCTTGGATCTGCATTCAAGTTGTTCTTGATGCTGACCTGCCTGGCCAGGGCTGGGCGGTGGGGTAGTGGGGGCGTGTAATCAAAGCACACATGCGGTCGTACTTCAACTACTTGCTTCCTTCTACTGTCTACATGCCCAGCATCAGTAAGTTCGTTCATGATCCCTCACTAAGACTAGACTTAAGTGTAGACACAGCCACCCCTAGTTGTGCTGCCACATCAGCCTGACTGTAGCCAGACGCAAGCATAGACTCTGCTCGAGCCTGCATTACAGTAGTCATGACCGTAGGTGTACGTGGCATAGCCAGCTTCTTGACATCCTCTAGGTTTGAATTACGGAGGATGCGCTCGAGCTTGTTGTTACTAATAGCACCAGCTTGAATGGCATTCCATTCGTCTTGCGTGATGTCGACCCGTTCTTTCTTAGCACCAGTACGAAGCCTAGCCTCAGCCAATGCCTGACCTTTGATCTTCTTAAGGTCAGACTTCTCCATGTCTGGATAGGCTGCCTTCTTGGCGGAGACTATGCTGTTCGCTAAGATCTGGGCTTGTCTTTCACGGGGGGCATTTAATTCAGCTAGGGCTAGCTTAGCATTAAGCGATTTAACCTGGGGGGCATATGCCTCTTTAGCCGAAGGAGAATAGGCTTGTGGCTTAGTTTCTACATACGCTTTCCTAGCTTGGTTAGCTAGGGCCTGAAGTTTATCGGAGTGATCGGCGTAGTAAGATTCACGAATACTACCAGACGATAGCTCATGTGCACTATCTACTGTAAGGATTCGCTTAAGCTTACTCTGGGGCACTACCAGTTCGCCATTCTTGTTTATGTACGATTCCCCAGTTGGTACATAAACTTTCTTGCCGGTAGCTCGATCAATCGGTCCGCCTTCTGCGGCAGGGCGTGGTTTGACCCTGGGCACGCTGATCTCACTCTTTGCTTGAGAGATCAGGGTTGATGCACCACCACGAGGCTTTCCGTTTTGGTACTTCTTCGTAAGTGCGGGTATATTATTTTCTATTGCTGAACGCTTGTAATCAAGGGCATGTTTTTCAGCATCGATAACAACCATGGAGTGACGAACTGCTGCAGCAAGCTCGTCGTGATTAGCACCCTTGATTGTCATGTCGGTAATCAGATTCGAAATCATACCCATCTGATTTTGCTTATTACCGCCCTTTGGCAAACGTCCACCGTAATCCACGCTCTTTGTTTTTGCATTATACGTGCCACCATCAATGGTTTTCATACCATCGTACGGAGCATAACTTTCTTGAGGATTGAAATTCTTCAAGCCCTCGAGCGCACGTTCATGCCGAACTGCTCCTGAATTGTTCGGAATAACTAGGACGGTGTCGCCATCGAAATCAGCACCAGACAACCGTTCGGCTACTTTGTGATGGATGCCAATAGCGTCCTGCGCTTGTTCGCCGAGAAGCTTCTTACCTTCCGGGTTGCGGTTATTGACCGTCAATTCAGGAATCTCAAATACACCACCATGCGGGTGACGCACTAGAACAACACGCTCGCCATTCTTGAAGTTCGGCGCGTACACTTCATTTTCCTTCAAGCTATTCAAAGGTAGAATAACTTGCGTTCTCTGGCGAGGAAGATGTTGCGCCTTAAGATGAACAGCAGAAGCGTCGACATCATCAGCAAACGATTCAAGCAGTTGCCTTTTAACTGCGGGATTCGTCAAACGCATGATATTTTCGAACTCGTTCTTCTTACGCTCATACGTCATATCTAGTTGCTGGCGAATAAGAGTAGGGCTCTGCTTCGACAAGAACTGTGTTGATAGATTCTTAGACCATGTATCCCATTGGCCTTCGTCGTTAACTATATTCATCGCCGAACGGACGGTGTTCTTAATCGGGTTACCATGCTCATCCAACTTAGGAAGTTGACGAACTACCGCGCCGAAAGGATTATCAGGATCGATATTTCCTTCCTTGTCGCGCTTAAGCGATTTCATTGCGTCGAGCTTATTGCCGGTATTTGACTTATTAGTGTTAAACAGAAGATCCACACCATCCGGCAAGTCGTCTTTGAGAACTGCCATACCCTTGAGGTAGTGTGTTCCGTCAACAGCAATACGGACCTGAGCGTATCGCTTTCCGCCCATGTCGAGATCGGGAACTCCGGGGCGAACGTAAATAACACCGTCCGCTTCAGCGCCACCATCTTCTTTGTAGTTAATTCTAATGCGCTTCGAGCTAACTACCAAAGGCGGCTGAATACCTAAAAAGGTATTTCCGTGATCTTCGGTATGTTCTTGAATCTGACGAATAGCTCCAGCCTTCGCTGCAGCATAAGCCTCAGACTTCGGAACGTCAGGCGCAACAAGAACCTTCATCGTTGTGAAGTTACCAGCAGCGCCAACCTGCTCGATCTTCGGATAGATTACTTGATAGCCTTCTTCGCGAAGCGCGGCTACTGCGGTTTTGAGTTGTGTATCATTAACTCCAATGTGCGCAGCGGCCATGCTACCGATATCAATATACTGCTTTTCAGCAAGTTGTCGGCGAAGCATATCTGCCGTGTTCTGAATTCGATCTGCTCTATCGGCGGCGCCTGGGGCTAAGAGATTACGAACAGATGATTCATTGAGACCCATTTGTTCGCCGATTTTTATATTAGACATACCCTTAGCTTTGAGCTTCTCAGCTGTTGCGATATTCTCGCGACGCTGCTGGTTAACAGCAATTGACTTGAGAGCGCGCAGATCTGAAGTGGTGAACGGATCTTCTTTCGTGTTAAACGAACGAGCAATATCCGCTTCGCTCATGCCCTGCTTACGCATAGACTCGATAGTGCTAAGGAACGTCTTATTACGCTCACTCTGCGTTTCACCTGAGCCCCAAGGATATCTGCCCGATTTGCGGAGAATGCCGTAATGAGCAAGATAGTCATCTTCTGAAATGATCATAACGACACCTCCTAAGATATGGCTTCGGCCTTCAATGCATTGATCCGTTTGTCGAATGTGATGATCTTGTCGATGATGTGAAATATGACGTTCTTGTCAGTGTCATAAATCTGTGCCTCGTCGTTCTGGTAGATCCGCATTTCGATGTCGATGTCTGATGGATTGAACTTATATTCCAAGCAGAACATCGCTGCGTATACCTCGAGCTGATGAATAGAGCCAGGATTGACGCCGGTCTTCAGATCGTGGATACGCAGCAAATTACGACGAAAGGATATAGCGTCTGCTGTACCAAAGCAATTCTCTGAAACAAAGAGTGGTTGTTCAGGAGTCATACGATATCCGATTGCATCATTAACATAGAGATTCAAACTCGTCCGAGTCTTCGGAAGCTTGATGCCGAGGCGAATCAAGTTGTGAGCAAGCTCATGCAATTCCGTACCACGTTGAGCAGCCATTGCTGTGATGAAACGACGATCGAGATGTTCCTCGTCGTAGTTGATCCATGAATATGTGCTCGCGCTAAGAAACGCGTGCCGGCCGATCAGATTCGAATGAGCATTGAAGTTCACGTAGGACTTCCCTCTCGTTCGTGGGATAGATGCAGGCAGCGAAAGACAGCTCACGACCAAGATCAAGATAGTACTCTTGGTTAGGTTGATACGGAGCATCCTCTGAAGCCTTAACCTCTAGAAAAGCCCAACGGTCTTGGAAGAGAATGAGTAGATCAGGAATACCCTGACGATAGCCACTATCGTTCTTTAGGACTAGACAACCTGGAAGTAGGCGCTCAAGCTTCTTGATTAGCCGGGCCTGATAGGTCGATTCTAACACTCTGTTCACTCCCTTCACGTAAATTTAAAGGCTTTGTAGAGAGTTAATCTCTCCCCTTCTATTATAATCCGCGATTTCTGCGCGTGTAAATATCGGGTTGATCTTCAGTCTTCGATAACCTCGAATCGTTGGTTGATTGGGAACACGACAGTCTGGTTTTGCACGGCCAGCAAGATCTCAAAATCGAGTAAACCATACTTGATAGCTGCTTCCCAAGACGTAGGAAATTCCTCTTCTGTCTCGACAAGTCGTACTGGACATCGGAAACCGTATCGATTCGCACGTTCCCATGGATTGAATTGCTGATGATACTTCCTTGCGAACCATCGCGGACGCCAAGCAAGATTCTCGACATGACAGTTCGTCTTGTTACCATCGAGATGGATCGGCGTATCGAAGTGGGCCGGTCTTGGAATATCACTCAAGAACGTCGAGGCCACGAGTGTGGCTACTGATCGAACGTGCTGCTGATTCTTGATGCCCATGTTCACCATCAATATACCTTGCTGGTTGACTGATGGATGCTTAACCAGATCAAATTGTATATTCATCACAGCACCGAAGTTGCTAACAGCGAAGTTCGGATACTCCTGGAGCTCTCGCCAGATCTCCTGAACCATATATTTAACCTCCTAGTAAATATAGGTTTTGCCAACGAATTTCTCGAAAAAGAGTTCTATAGGTTGACTATTAATATAGGTATATTTATA